TTTTGCTGTGCGACTTTGTCCCACAGTTAAATTGTAAAGTTTGCGACTCTGTCCTGGAAACCCAATAAAGGGTTGGCATGCGTATGGGAGAACCCATCGCATACTCTAAAACCAGCATAAACGCATTCTCCACATAACTGTGAACTTTAATAACTTAACATCGCTTTGGCTTTGTTAAGACTGACCCGATCGCATCGGGAATTGCAGTTTTCTCACCATATCATTACGATACATCCCACGCCTATGGTATGGTGAGTTTGATCCTTAGGTGGGACTAGGGATCGCCTGTGCATAGTCCAAAGTAGGACAACACAGGAAGAACAAACACGTAAAATCAGCACCTGCACCTTCCAAAACTTGAAAAGTTACATTGTCATTAGCGTTTGCTACGCCACTCTTAATAAGAGTACGAAGTTCAAGAACTTGAGTCGTGGTATCGTCCACTGCATCGTATTGTGTATTCGCTAAGCGATCTACGAGACTAAAGTTGGTCCTCTTGAAATCTGGCATATAAAAAGATAAGCTACCATTAGTTTGTGTACTAGTAATAGCTTCTCCAGCGAGACCATCGTTGGGGTAATATTTCGCATTTAAATTCCAAACTTTTGCACTGTATGTATCTCCGATACTAACAGTATTCAAGGCGACGTGATACCCATTATCGTATATATTTTCAGTAATACGATTAACACGCACATCTTGAATTGTACTAACTCCATCAGTAGCTGGAGTGTACACAAAATTTGCTCCACCTCTATAACCAACAAACATTGAAGAAATGTAGGTCATTGGGTGCATTGGATTGAAATTATAAGCTTGTGTGCCAGAGGCGGCAACAATCTTATTTGCGCTAGGAGCCCAAGCAACATTGGGATAAAAGCCTGGTGAAGGGGGCATAATGCGTAAAGCCCGTCGGAAAAGAACCATCTTATAACTCACATCAGCTGGAGTATATTGGGGTGTGGTCTCTCGAACTGTATATCGATGCAATAAATTTCGCAACGAACATACACACTCACCATAATTCATACTGTACCGTGAATCCTCTGGGACTGCACTATTACCTAGAGTGGCTTTAGTGGCAGAGAGTTCAGTATGATCATCAGCTTGCACATCAAACAGAGATGGCACTTGATAATTCGCGGTTGACGCACCAATGAAACCTCGAGGATTTGCAAACTCAAAGTCATCAGCAGCGCGAACGAAAGCCATAATGTCAACTGTACCTGAAGCAGGTGCAGTTAGTGCATTTAATACTGTGACGGTCAACATACCGTTGTTAAAACCGTCAACAGCAGCATTAGCTGAAGCTGTAGTCCAATTATTTTGAATAGTTGTATCACAATTAAGCCAACCCAAGGCTTGATGATAAGGAATTTCAATTTCTATATCATCTGATTCACCAATATCCAAAATATGTGTGTACACAATGTTAGAGTCGGGATCTGAAACAGATACATCCCCTCTGGGATCGTAGCAGATCTTCAACCGACCTTTGTGAAACTTGGTACAAATCACTTTCAAACGGATCACAATTCCACCACGCCAATTCAAGAAAAGGTGGCTCATATAAGAAAGTGGGGTGTGGTATACTCGTTTTGCTACTGGACTCGACAAAGTATTCAATACATCTACACTCATCAGAAGATCTGGGGTGATACGAGCATTAAATAATGGAGTCGTCCGTGCATCAGAAGTATTCCACGAAGCATATCCAAAGTAAGATTCCTTCTTTTTAAGATATGCAATTGACAACTCATCCTCACTAGTCACTCCATGAATGGAGGGATCAATACTCAATTCTTGTTTGGGATCAAGTGTCAATTTTTGTACTGCCGTTGAAATATGAGCTGATGCAAGCATCGGACCATTCATTGGCATAAATCCGCTAACCTCACGTATTACTGGCACATTTGTAAATCCAAAAAGTCGTGCTATACTAGCCGTTGCTCGACTACCGATCTCGGTAGCTCGAGCAAATCTACCAATAATAGGAATTTTCGTGAGAGTATGGGCAGCATTTGCAATAGCAGTTGCAGGACCTGAAATAGCTCCTTCAACATACTCATCGCTCTGTAAGGCGAGTTTTGTAGTTGCTCCCATAAGTTGTACGTCTGTCATCCACGCATATGTGTTAACTGAAACAGCAGTCGATCCACCAGAAACGGCGACCCTGAGTGCTCCAAAAATGATTAGACGAAGTGTACCCATATTTAAAACATCTGCGGATGATGTTAAATCCAACCAATTCTTATGATATAAAAAGGGTAATTCCATTTCCCCACCAGCATTTGCTTGGGGGAACAAAAAGAATCCAGGTTGTTGTGAGTACGGTACATTAATAGCTAAACTATTCGAAACATTTGTCCGAACTTTATTACTAGTGTACCCTTCAAGTGGTGCATAACATGTTCGCATTGCACCATATTGGAATGGCGTTCCATTAATCAGAACTTTGATATGCAACTTACCTCGAAAGAAAGCGAAATTATCTATCTTCTTCTTAACTGAAGTTGTATTCAAATATAGGTTCCAAGGATACAGCGTTGTCTTAATACCAGTAGAATCACTAGTAGACCAAGTAGTTGAATTAATCAACACGGGTCGAGACAAAAATGCTCCTAAACCGATATCTTCAGTACCATCTACCTTCGCTATTGGGGCTCGGGTTGAGGGTTCTGGTGCAAGTTCAACACCTGCATTATCTGTAAATGAAACAGTCTGGGAAGTTTCCATGGCACTCCCAGTAGCCACCGCAGAAGCACCGCCTTCATCATCGTCGGCGACATCTGCTTGCACGTCCATAAGACGCGGATCTAACTGATTATTAGGTCCATAGTAGGGTTCAGTATACCCTGCTAGGTCTGTGCTTCTTTCGGTGAGCACATCAACAAACTTCAAACTCTTTTTATTTTCTACATTCGCTGACTATTTTCTTTCAACACTAAAGGACAGCCAAGTCCGATGTGTCAAGGGAAGATACAGTTTTAAATACTGTCTTTTGTTGATAACGTTCAACCAACTCATCAAAGTTCATGAGTGTCTGTGCCTTCACCACACAGCTAAACGGGGAACGATCTAAGATCGATTTGAAGAAGTCATGATGCTTCTCAAACTCCTTCCTACCATGGAAGAATAATTCATTATTCACACACAAGATCAACTCTACCATTTGTTCATTCTCATCAATTGTTTTAGAAGGAATACCAACAGTAAGTGTCTTATGCAGTGAACTCATTTCGAGTGGGCAAAGCCACGCTTGAACCTCTTCATCATAACGCCACTTCCTCTTCAGGAAAGAGACATTATCAATGTGAATGAATGGTACACTTTCAGAATGTTTGTCTGCCATGGTGTATTCAACACCAATATTGGCCAGACACTGCGAAATAGCAGTATGGTTAAACCAATCACATTTCTTACTCACACCCATCACATTATCATCTCCGTATGTAAACAAATGCACAAATTGTTTAAATGTAAGAACCTCATGTTCGGGGTTCGACATGTAATATGAATAACGCATATATAAAGAATTGACAAGCGAGTTGATAATAACTGTAAGTGCATGACCTGATGGATTTGTTCCGAAAAACTCCACAAGATCACCTCGGAAATTACAAAATGAAAATGCAATATCATATCCGAGACACATGATTCGACGACATTCCGTCGCATCAAAACCAGCCATTTGGTGAATTTTTGCAATCATCATGAAAGCAATAATGATAAGCGTAGCTTCCATATTCTTGTCATACGATCCAAAATCACCACCAACAATTCGTTCATCACCAAATACAGTGAGGTACTCGCGGATCTGTCCCCATTCTTTCGATTGGGTTACAGTTCCGGGACCTGCTTCAAATGCAAATTTGTTCTTCTGAACTAAACGCACAAAAGGCAAAAGCAACTTACGCATAACAATACAATGATCAACGGGTTGCCCGGTAAAAATACGGGTCTTTTTCTTTTGAATTTTCTCGAAAGGAATCGCACAATCTTTCAAGTGTGCAGAAAATACTGGATAAGCCCTACGGCCTTCATCATAGCATTTCTCAATCTTGCGTACACGCTCCCATACTTCGGATGTCAAGTCGACTCCATCAGGAAACAAATCGTCTACAGCAGGTACGAGATAATTCTTTTTTGTAGTGTTCCAGGGAAATCCCATAGAACTATTTCTATTCATGCCATCAATGAACTTCACTCCTGGCAAGCCGTTGATTGCAGCTTTATCAGAAAGTGTCACAAGTTCCTTCTCCCATCCTTCTGGGAGTTGAGAAATGACATCTTCAACATATTGCTCAGCACACTTCATCATGACTGGTCGATCAAAAGTATTTTTCGGATCAACCATCTTTATCAGATTGTTATGCCAAGGTTCCCAGCCATACATGACTGGTTTTCCATTTTCCACCTTTACATTAAAGTGTTCCAACATTTCTGCTTGGAGTGGTGTCGCTTTCACACGACTAATGTAACGAGGAGCAGGTAAATTGAGTGAACCATACATTCGGAGAGTTCCTTTCTTGATGTATCTACTCATCGATCGAACACCTACTTGTCCAACAAGTACAGTGCGATCTGATGTACTCAACATCGGTTCACCACCACCTTCCACATCAAGTGGAATAAACTCCATAGCGTCTACGGCTTTCTGAAGTTCTTCAACAGTGGATTTCATAATTTGGATATGGCCACAACGTGCATCCTTTCCGAGCAAATGAATACCCATAATACACACTCCTAATGGCATGTTAGCAATCGCAAGCGATCCACAATCTCCATTCTGAGTTTCGCGATCCATAGTTCCAATATACGCAGGAATTGTGATTCCTAAACTAGGTACATTAGTCTCTGGCAACAATGAAATTCCGAAAATTTCAGCTGCATCAACGAGACCTTCTCGTGTACGTCGAACTTCAACAGCTCGCGTAATTGTGAACTCTTTATCCATCCAGAACTTCATGATATTTTTCTCAGGAGGACGTGCAGTGATTTTCATCATGCACAAATCCAATTCCTTCTTGAAAACAATTTCGCTCTTCTTAATGCGAACAGTAAGATTAGAGTTAAGACCTTCAGATACAAGATTAGAAATGATTTCCAATCCGCACTCGTCTTCAACTCCTTCAAACAAATGAGCATTCGTAAGTAAATAACCACCTGATACAAACACACCTCCAGTATTTCTGACACGAATTGTACCATCTGGATTGGTAGTTCTTGCATTCAAGTGAACTACATTACGGGCGAAAAGATCACGAATTTCGTGAACAGTTTTCCCAACAAGGCTTTGACTTGCAATAGGAATATCGAAGCGACTAGTCTCAATAGTAGGTGTATACCATACATTTTGACTCTCTTCCTTTTCCAATTGTTCTTCAGTGGTATTAAATTTATTACCCTGGTGGGGAATCTCAGTCTCAACAACCTTCTCTTGTTGTCTCTTGACTTCCTTCTTCTCAGTCTTTTTGGTCATGATATATGAACCTCCAACGGTCAAAGCCAAACCTGCTATGCCAATCATCAACTTGGTACGCTGTGAAAGTGCTCTCCAACGAGCAGGCATAGTACTCACACTATTCAAAGTTGCAATAACTTTGATCTGTGCAGTCTCTGGAATAGCCATGAGGGCCAACTTATACGTCATGTTGCGTCCTACACGCCATCGCATAACGAAAGATAAAACCCACATGTACCATTGAGCGGTTAAAAACCACATAAAAATAGTGGTATACCATGAAAGACACCAACAACCTAATCGATTCCAACGAGAAGCTGGGAAACGCCAATGCGGTTGTCGTTCAATTACTTCACCAGCTTGCACCTCGGTACACACACAATGTGTTCGGGGGTACAAACACTTATGACAGATTTCGATGTCAGACATCATCTCATCACATTCAAGAGCACTATTTTGGTTCTTGAAATGTTCAACGATGGATTCACCGTATGAACGCATAAATTCGTTCACATCAGTATAAGTATGTTTCTCTACAACTGTAGCACGTTCACGATCACCATCAAGATATGGTTTAAGTTGTTTAACAGTAATGTTCCAGTAATTAGGATAAACTCCATTTGGAGTACCTTCATCCCGGACCTTCTGCGCATTCAACATCCCAATCTCATTACGGTACTCTTGCTTTGGCTCGAGTACAATAATAAATGGTAGACGTCTTTGTGCTGCTAGAGGACAATAGAAGTATTCATGAGCATTCAGATGCTCTGCATTGGAAGTACCAATCAATAATTCACTACGAACAGGAGTATTACCCTTGTCTTTCAAATCTGCTTGATTAGGTACATAAGGGACATTATTAGCAATGTTCAACAACTCTGCTAAGGTGTCATCAAGATCAGTGGTTTTAGATGGAAGCTTGAAGGCAATATCATCTAATTGGATACACCACTTACTGGTATCAAAATTTGACCAGTATTGATCTTGTACGTTGCGACGATAGATAAATCTATCGGACACATCATGTCCACGCAACTTTCCAAAATACTTATAAATTGCTTTTGTAAAGAGCGATTTTCCGACACCGGATTTACCGGCGACGAGAACACCAAAAGGTGCCTGTCGTTCTTGTTGAGCTGCTTGTCGAGTAATTTGTGTCAACTTAATGTTACGCAAAGTGCTCAAACGTTTCAACATATAAGTACTTTCCACATGCCCACGCAATTTCGTGTACTTGGCATATGCATCGCCTTTTTCAATGGCGGCATCGAGATCTGCAATATACGTAAAGTAGGTTGTACCATGAGCCTCCAGGTTCCCGATAAAATCAGAGAGCCCGGTAAGCCGGTCAACTTCCTTATGCCAATCTGCATACTCGGAGGTAGTGTGCGAAAATACACTAATATCTCGTGTCTCATAAAATTCATCAGCTTTTTCAGCCAAGAAGAGCACAACATCAAATGCGGACATCCAAAGTCCACGCTTGCTGCTATATGAGGCATATAATGCCTTTTGCTCAAGACGCGAATATTCATCATCAGTGACTTCCATTCCAAATTTGGAAAGGAATCCTTGAACTAACAAATATGAGTACAATTTCTTAAATTTCTTCACAACTTCATTCTCTTCAATGCTTTCCACACATTCGTATGAAGAGCGGAGAAATTTCAATGAATCTGTTAAACCAGATTGTACTTCGTTGTCAACATTGACTCCGAAAATTTGTTCAAACTTATTCATAAGAGCAATCCCAGAGGATTTACCAGTAAAAAGTTTGTAGACAAGGCAAGCCCAGGTATAATAGCTATCAGTACGTTTAAACCAATAGAATGAATGGTAGATATTTTCAATCGTACAAGCAATCCATTCAGCATCATGCTGCTCTTGGAAGTTCTTAAAGTCTTGACTTTGAAGATACTTCTGGATACGGGGGCCAATAACGCGACCAAACTGTTGTTCAGCTTCACGTTGTCGTTCTGTATTTTCTTCTGCTTGCAAATCAAAGACCTCCTCATCAAGGCTAAACTGTGGATTGGAGATAATAAAATTCTCAATCCCTACAGCCCAATTAATAGGTGTTTGTGCAAGACTATCAAAATTTCCACCAAACGCATGATAGCGTGTGATGCGGAGTTGATTAGGTCCTGATTGCCAATTATATTTCGTCAATGGAAATTGAGCATTCAAAAGCTCACCAGTACGAACCAATTCAATTGAGAATCGGCACTTCCAAGTTGCTTCACCAAACGATGTTTCACTTTCAAGTTCCATTGTACGATTCACTAGGTTGAACAAATCAACCATAGATGTAACTGTACATAACGTTTTTCCAAAAGAAACGATAACTTTTTGTTCAAAGGTATTTTCGCTAGATTTGAAATATGCCGGTACATACGTGTTCTTAGGATTAGGTGTATCACACACTCGATCCATAGGTAATCCAACAAAGAGTTGATTTCCACGAACACGTACCTTCCTATCCTCCTCGACATAAATCTTATTTCGCTGGGTACGTTGACCCATAAGATTCAAAACTTTCTCAGTTCCTGTTACCAATACTGCTCCGACTGCTTTACCGATAGGTTCGGCGGCGGACAAAAGGGTGCTCTCAAAGAGCTCAGAAAACGGTGTAATGCTAATTTTCGGGGGGGGCCTTTCACCAACCTAATGTAGCTTAAAGGCGTAAGCTATAATTTCTTTTACTTGTAGTCCAATGTGGATAATCGAAGCTAATGTGCTTCAGTCTACAAGTCCCGGTCTCTAACAGACCATTGTAATTAGTTCATTCGTTGAACAGTTCCATGTACGTTAGGTCGACTGCAATGAATATATACAATTCTGTTCTATCCTATTGGGGGACATTAGTTGGAAGCCGTTTTGAAACGGCAACAATACATTTTCTTTAATCGAGAAAAAGACAAGGACGATATGTCTTTCTTTTACCCAGGAGAAAAGTATTAATAAAATCTCCTGTGGCCATTATATGGCTATCCAAAGGTATGTTATTTAACGTGTAAAACACGGGTTCTTTAGTTTTCCTTCAAATATGATATAGTGCGACACGAAGTCGCACAGGTCACGAAGACCAAAACAAATAACGATTTCTCTATTGAGAAATATACATAACTTGGGGGGGGGGGGTAGAATATTTTGTTCTTATTCAAAAGAAGTTCTATCGTTCAAATTCGAGATCTACTCGTCAGTATTATACTAAATCATCTGTATTTTCGTATAGGGTTGTCAGGCAGCGCACAGCTATTCACCTTCGACTTATACGAAAAACTTTCTACATCTTTCAATGCTAGTTAGATAGTAAATAACTGATTTGGATTCTCTCAACAAATCCTAGACTAGTGACGGGGCGCTTGTTACACGACCGCGGTAGTCCTAGAAGATAAATATGCATATATGGTGATAAACCATATATGCA